AAAAGAACGCGATTTTGTATTGGGTCTTGATATATCAAGCGAACAAAAAGCCAATAAAGTAAAAAATATAGATAACGAACTAAAAATTTTAGCAGAAAAACTTAAAGATTTGACAGAAAGAATTACGGAAATAAAAAATAAGACTTGTTCTATTTGTCTAGATAATATCAAAAATCCAATTTTGCTTGATTGTACTCATATATTTTGTGGTTCGTGTTTAATGCAATATCTTAATAACGCCAGTATTACAAATAAAAGGTGCCCAGAATGTAGATGTGAAATTAAAAGTACAGAAAATTTAACAGCAATCGTATCTAATAAAAAAGAAGATAAAAATGAAATAATAAATACTAATAAATATGATTTAATTGGCAAAGGACTATTGAATAAAGAAGAAACCTTATTGGAATTGATAAAAAATAATAGAAATGGCAAATTTATTGTATTTAGCAGAGTTGATTCGTTTACAAAAATAATTGATGAACTAAATAAAAATGATATAACACACTCATTGCTCAAAGGCCATACATCACATATGATGAAAGTGTTAAACGATTTCAAATCTGGCAAAGTTAATGTCATATTATTAACTACGCAATATGCGGGTTCGGGTATAGATATTAGTTGCGCGACTGATGTTATTATATTACATTCTATGGATATAGATAAACAACAAGCCATTGGTAGAGCACAACGTGTTGGTAGGCACGAATATTTAAATGTTCATAATTTATGTTATGATCATGAAATCCCTTCTTTATAATATATATATACATTAATTAGAATATAATATGGAAAAGGGAGGGTTCTTACCTAAAAAATTAGTGAATATTTTTAGAAAGGCTAAACATCGTATGCGTCCAATACAACGTGGTATATCAAATATATCAAAGGGAGATAGTGTTAGTAAAAGTGATATTAATACGGAAACAAGCTATATTATAGCTGTTACATATAAATCAGGAACAAAACGCGTTTATAATGATGTGAAAATTAGAGAATATAAAAAAAACTTAATTTCATTCGTATATAATAAGGATTATGAGGCATTTAAAAGAAGAGATAATACTTCACCAAAACCCCGTACTATACGTGATTTTGCCAATGTTAAATTTTACAATACTAAAAAAAATAAACCTATTTCTCTATCTAACATATCAGATATAAAACTAAGTAGTTCTAATAAAACCAAAAGTATATCAATGCCTAAAAAAATCACTGCGCGAACTATGAGTTCGCAAAATAAAGTTATGCCAGAACCGTTATTTAATACAAGTGAAGGATTCCTTAATAAAAAAGGTGGGAAGAAAAAATAAAAAATTGATTTATTTTTATGATTTTAATTGTACGATATTAAAAGAATTGCGATATAAAATGGTAGATGTTATGAATGCACTGATTAGGCCGTCCTCTACGTTGAGGACTAAGAGACAAAAATATAAAGAAGGTACAGAAAGTTTTAATGAAAAACTATTAGGAGTATTTACATCAAAATATTTTGAATGTAATGATAATATAACCCCTCGTTTTTCAAGTGATAAACAAAGAGATTATCTTCAAATTGCTGCGAAAATTGCTGAAAAATCCCCAATGTATCCACATAAACATGGTGCAGTAATTGTTTATAAAGATAAAATTGTAGCATCCGGTTATAATTACTATATGGGAGATTTCAGTATTCATGCAGAAGTTGCTGCCATTTCTAGAATAAAAAAAAAACAAAAACATATTCTTCGTGATTGCGATATATATGTTGTCAGAATAGGCCCCAAACGTCTTAATAATCCATTGAAATATTCTAGACCCTGTCCGAATTGCCAAGATACTATTATTAAGAATAATATCAGAAATGCATATTATTCTACTTCTTATGAATATGACGATATCCGAAGCACAATTCATAAAAAGAACGTATGTGATTGTAAATTTACATAAATTATAAGGTTAATGATACTTTTGGTATAATTCTTTTAATATTCTTTTTAACAACTGTTTGTCTATCTTCTTCAAAAATCTGTTTGAGTAATTCTTCCCCTGATAAATTATTATATTGCATTATTTTTGTTTTTATATCATTCATTTTGATTGGCACTTTACACTCCTTGATATTTGTTTTAATACGACCATGTTGCGTATTTAAATCATTATATTTGTAATTAAACATAAATTGTTCAATTTTTCCATTTAATACTCTTTGATAATTTTTTCTCTCCTTTATAGCAGTTTGTAATTTTCTTATTTGGTCGTCATATTTAAACCAATCATTAACTAGATTCTTAAAAGTATCTAATTCTTCCGTAGTCGGCTCTATTCTTTCTTCATTAATTACATCGTCTACTATTGAAGCAGATTCGGTCATTCTTAATACTAATAATATTATATATAATCCTTAAATTATTTTGTAAAAAAATTATTTAGTTTTCTTGCTTTTTTTTCTCTATCATATTCTCCAATTAATTTTCCATTACTATATTTCATAATTGTTGGATACCCAATTATATTTTTCTTAAATTTAACGCGCAAATATTTGATATCATTAGCTTCGGCATTAATTATTATTACATTATTATCTTTAACATGTTTTTTAGTTACTCTTTTCCAAAATGGCATTAAATCTATACAATATCCACATGTATTAGAATGATATAATACGACCACGTTATTATGTTCAATTAATATTTTATTGATATCTTTTTTGTTTAAATTAGTTAAATTATATATCATTCTATTTAGTTATTATTTTTTATTTAGTTAATAGTAGAATTATGAATAGTTATTATTTACTAGACTGTGATGAAAACTATAATATGAGCGATATTAGTACTAAACAATCTTGTAATAATATGTCAATATTATCAAAAGATTATACCTTAACTCAAAATAGAAACTTTTCTGATAGAATACAAATGGAAAGATGCGAATTTAATAATAACTATCACAATGATATTTATAATATTAAAACAAACGAAAGTGAATTAAATAAGGGACTTTCCGTCAATAAAAAGAGTTGCTTATATAAAAGACCATTATATAACGAAGGGGATTGGGTAAATCAATATGACTTATCTAATACCTATAAAAATAGTATGTTATCCGGTGGATTATTTAATTACCAATCCAAAGCTAAAACCAATTCTATTTATAAAACATGTAATGATAACTCCTCGCTAGTCGGTGAATGCAAAAAAGGTCCATTTAATATATTTACACAAAATTTCACTAATAGTTATGATAATTGTGTATAGTAGTATAATAATCTTCAATAAACATTTTAATGATTTTATATTTATCTTGACTAATTGTTTTACCCTTTTCTGTTTTAATATGTTGCATTAAAATTGTTGTGCGATGTTCTATATTTTTAATAATAGTATCAATATTATTATTTCTATTTATTATACCATATGTAAAATATCGCGATATACCCATTGAACCCAATGATTCTATTCTATCTGCATCTCTTATACAATCTAGTTGTTTATTTAAGTTATAACATATAGATTTGGTATTTGCACCATTCATTTCAATTTCCTTGGATAAGCTAACATTACATGCCAAATATACTATTTTATTTATTGTATATGTGTCCAAAATATCCTCAAAAAAATCTGTTAATTTTTTCTCGTGAACCTGTTCGTCTTTATATTTAATATCACAAATGTCGTGAACAAGCGCAGCCAATATTACTTCAAATATTTCTGTATCATTTAAATTTTCTGATATCGCTATCTTCGTTGCTAAACACTTTACTCTCAATGCATGACTAAAATTATGCGAATCATCATATGTATCCATTATTTCTTTTGCAAATAATTCTGTTTTATTTATGATTTCTATATCTACCAGATAATTCATTTATCTAAATTATCTTACGATAATAGTAAAATAACAATATTTTTTATATAAAAATTGATATATTACCATTTATTAAGACATCAATGGCAACTAATTATGTTGGCGCGCATATTAGTCGTGAAAAAACTATTATAAAAACTATGGAAAATATTAAAAATGCTGGTGGTAATAGTTTACAAATATTTGTATCTAATCCCAGAAGTACATCACTAGTCAATATTGAAAATTATTTGACTATATCATCTGACATTAAAAAATATCTAAACGAAAACAATTTTAAATTAATCATTCATTCGCCATATGTTATTAATATTGCTAGTGAGTTAAAAATAAATAAAAGGACTCTTCCTATCGAAGAATGTTATTGGATAAAATTAATTTTACATGAGTTAATAATTGCTGACCTAATTGGTTCAGAAGGAGTCGTATTGCATGTCGGCAAGTTTGTAAAACAGTCTTATAAAGATGGGCTTGATAATATGAAAAAATCTATTGAGTTTATCCTAGATAATATGATATTTAAAAAACTCAATACTAAATTAATTATTGAAACACCTGCGGGGCAGGGCACAGAATTATTAACTGATTTAAATGATTTTGTTGATTTTCATAATAGTTTTTCAAAAGAGCAACAAAGATATATGGGTATGTGTTTTGACACAGCTCATACTTGGGCGCTGGGTTACGAATTAGACGAAGCTTTCAAAATCTTATTTAGTAAAACTAATGCTAAAAACGTTATTTTAATCCATCTCAATAACAGTCTCGTTAGTAAAGGTGCGAGAAAAGATAGACACGCAGTAATGTTAAATGGTACGATATCAAATTCTAAAATGAATAATTTTATATCCTCTTTGAAAAAATACAAGCCTATTATTATATTAGAAACACCATCGCAATCTTATAATGAAGAATTCTCTCATATTTATAAATTATTGTCTTAATCGTCTGCTAAAATCCAGTCTTCTGGGCGCAAATCATGTAATTTATTATTTTTATAGTATGGTCCGATCCATGTATTAGGGGCAACTACTAATTTTTCTTTTTTTGCTAGATATGCACCCATCCACGAAAATGTACTATTAGCTATTATAAAATTATCACATGAAGCCATTAATAATATTTGTTTCCAATCTGGAATATTATCTGCTACTTTTTTATAATTCATATTTGGATAATGTTGATTAATAATTTTAATATATTCATTCACAAAATTATTATCAACTTCTTGACAAAATAATAGAATATTATAATCCTGTAACATTACGTCTTTATTAGCTAATTCTTTCAATGCATTTAAATAATACTGTACGGGTTTAATAGGATGCATATTTTGTAAATTATAATAATTACCTATACGAAAATGTATAGCAATAGTTTTTCTATTAAAATATTCTGGGTATTCTTTTTTAATATCTAATATTTTCTTATCAATATCTAAAATTCCTTTGATTTTATTTATATTATGTTTGAAATATTTATCGCTTTGAAAAAAACCCTGTAATACTACATCATCTTCATATTCTGGTATATTATTATAATTAAATTCTTTTTCTTCATATTTCTTAACTATATCACACGTATCACTTACTTTATCCTTTATTTTATCGAACATATTATCCCAATAATATCTCTCGGTTTTAAAGTTTGTTTTATCATAATATATATTATAGTCATCACAATGATCAATATAATATGATAACATATTAAATATCATAAACATCTGGTTACCCAATCCAGAATGTATATTAATACCGACCGTTTTCATTTTTAATATATTATTATAAGATTACCTTATATAAATAAAAATTGATAATAAATATTTTTATATTATTATTAAAATGACTGATAAAACTACCCCCGTTACTATTGCTAAGGTTTTTAAACAACGTATCATGGATATGCCTGATACAATTGAAACCAAAAATGATATTGAAACTTATTCCAAAAATCTAATCAAAGAAATTTTAAATGATTTTAAGAAAAAAAATAAAAAGGATGGTGTTGATCTACCAAAGAAACCTCTTAATCCATACCAACAATTTGTTAAAGATATGCAACAAAAGATTAAAGACGAAAATCCCGAATTAGACGCAAAAGAAAGATTCTCTAAAATTGCACAAGAATGGCAAAAGCAAAAAGTAGCTTAGATATTATTAATTATCTTTAATATTGTCCCAAATCCTTCTGCTATATTTAATTCATTATTATCACTCATCATTCTAACATCAAAATGAATCCAATTTTTTCTATATTTTTTTTCTACAAAATTCATAAGAAATAAACTTGCCATAAAATCATCACTTTTTTTACATTTATATCCACTATTTTTAACATCCGCGATATTAGATTTAATATATTCCATATATTCAAGCCATGGAGGTATTCTTATTATTTTTTCACCAATTTCTAAACACTGTTTAGATGCTATATTAGATAGTTTCTCATTTATAGTAAAATAAGAAAAACTACTATGACAATACACATCACTTGCTGATGTTAAAGTTGCTATATCAAAAATGTAATCAGGATTATAATTTTTACATATATATGCAAGAGTATCTGCTAATATCAATCTACCTTCGGCATCAACATTAACAATCTCAACGGTTTGTCCATTATATGCTGTAACTACATCTTTCGGTTTCGTCGACGCGTTTGATACTATATTTTCCACCAAAGGACATAGACATATTATTCTTTTTTTACTATTTTGCTTAACTAAATTATCAAATAACCCAATGCTAACACATGCTCCTTCTTTATCCATATGCATATTATTCATACCTCGAACGTTTTTAACAGAATATCCACCAGTATCTATTGTAACCCCTTTTCCGGCTAAACATATTGTCTTTGTATATTTAAGAGGTTTATACTCTAATATAACAACCCTGGGTTTGTTATGAGAATACCCACCAACCGCATGTATTAAATTTAGTCCTAATTTTTTTATATTCTTATCGTTTAATATTTTAATATTTACTCTTTTACTCTTTTTGAAGTACGTCTTAACATATCTTGAAAACTTTTCAGGTGTTATCTTATTCGCTGGTTCATTTATTAAATCTCTTGTAATATTTGCAGAGTTAACAAGACTTATTATTTTATTTTGTTGCGCTTTATAATGTGGTGCGTGAAAAATAATATTTCTATTGAAACTATTTTTTTTATACTTATTAAAAGAATATAAACCTTGAACTATTTTATATATAAACGCATCTATTTTATCTTTGCTCAATTTTCTTAAATTGAATATTACTTCTTTATTCATATTTGTGTTGTAATCTATTATGGTATTTATGCTTTTCGACAATTTTATAATATCTAATGATGATTCTATTTTAATACTACCTTTTTCTTCACGAGATGATATATGTATAATATTATTTTTTTTTGGTAGTTTACTTATAAAACTAATTTTCATCCTATTTAAAAGGTAGATATTATACTTTTAGGTTAGTATTAATTCTGAATTTTCAAATTTATATACTTTATCTGCTAATTCAAGAGCCGACTTACGATGTGCTATTATGATTATTGTTATATTCTTATTATTCAAACAAGCTCTTATTGTATTTTGAACTGTTTCTTCACATTTTGGATCTAATGCAGATGTAGCCTCGTCAAATATTAATATTTTTGGTTTACGGATTAATGCTCGTGCTATTGATATTCTTTGTTTTTGTCCACCCGATAAAGAGCTTAATTCTGTTCCATCTATTTTTGTTTCATATTTTTCAGGTAATTTCATAATAAAATCATGTGCATTAGCTTGTTTAGCCGCATATTCTATTTCATCATATGTTGCGTTATCGTAACCATATGCTATGTTATTGGCGATTGTATCACTAAATAATATACTATCTTGTGCTACGTACCCTATTTTACTTTTTATCCACTTGTTGTCATATGTTTCTATATCAACGTCATCTACTAATATTTTACCTGATTCGGGAGATAATATACCTGTTAATGTTTTAACTAATGTACTTTTCCCTGAACCAGATTCTCCAATAATTGCTATTTTATCACCACTATTTATCTTAAAATTAAAATTATCTAAAATATATATATCGGATTTTTCATATTTAAATTTAATATTGTTGAATGAAATAGTTCCTTCTATTTCATTTTTTGGTGGTATATAATACCCGCCTTTATATTCATCGGAATCTAACATATCAATTATGCGTTTATATGGTTCTCTACATTTTATAAATTCATTTTTGAAATGAATAATAGCTTTGACATTCTCATATAAACTCTGGTTGTGTAATATAAATGTTATTAGACCATTCATTGTATCCAAATAGCGTGCTGCCAATATTATCGCTATTGTTGTAAATGTTGGTATATTACTGATAAATAGCAAATTAATTCCATATAATAATGAGTTTTTCTTATCATATTTCTTTACTTTTTCATGTAATTTATAAAAATTAGTATTGCAATTATCTTCATTCGCATATGTCTTTATCACAGATACATGTGATAAGGTTTCGTGTGAATATGCATTAATTTCTTTATTCAAATCATCAATACCATTCATATAATATTTGTCTAATTTTTCGTATATATTTGAAATTAATAGATTCAATGGTATAAGGATACATGCTATCCCAGTTAATTTCCATGATATATTAGTTAATAACCAAATTGTAGCTATAACATGTATAGATGACCGCGACATTACATTTATGTTTAAAGATATAAGATCCGATACGGTTCTTACATCATTATTAATGTATTCTAATAAAGTGCTTACTGGTGTTATTTGATAATATTTACTTCTTTGATTTATAAGTTTATTATATATTATTTTCTTTAATCGGACATTCATACATTTTTGTGAATATGCAAAACACGTACCCCGTATAGATGTTGTTATCATGGCGAGTATATTTGCATATAATAATTTAAGTAGCCTTTCATTTGAAAAATCTCCTTGCATCAGTCTACTAGTATGTTCACTAGCATAAACACTAAAATACGAACCTGTACAACCACATATTAATCCCAATGCTGTAAACTTAACATCTTTATCACATAAGCTTATATATCTTTTAACAATTGACATTCTTATAAATATATTTTAATTAGAAAAGCTTTAAATCATAATTTTATAGTTTTCGGGTAAATTATTGTTATCTTTGATATTAATGTTTTTTAGTTTTCTTTTATCAAAAATGCATTTATTATTTTTTACATTATTTTCAATATCATTTATACATGCATCAGTATTATGTTCTTGATGAGCAAAGTTTTTGATTTTATTAATTATAAAATCTGTATTACCAAAAAACGAAAGGTGCCATCCTCCGTTTTGTAACAATTTATCGTGAACAGCTCTAATATGCTCAATTAGTTTCTTATCATTCTTCATTAATGAAGTATTATACTTCGCCAATGTTAATAGTTTACCTTTAATCCATTGTATATCTTGTTTACATGTAAAGTTATAATAATAAAAATCCATATCTAATCCATATATGTATTCTTCATTTATTACTATTTTATTATTTTTAATATCTTTTAACAGTTTTTTATTAGGTATCTCATCACAATCGTTAATCATAATGATATCTTTATTATCTAATTCTAATTTTTTAATACCTTTATCTATACAAGCTCTTTGGTAATTCTCGTTATCCCATGCATTTTCTGTATTTGGCATATCATTAACAATAATATATGTTACTTTATCAAGAAATTTTTCATATAGTCGTAGGTTATTTTTAAAGTTGAGTTCTTTTTTATTACCTGCAAAAGTTGATGTAGCTTCGACAATTACAAATTGGTCTACTATATCGTACAGTTCAGTAAATCTCAATAATAAGATATTATATTCATTGTAAAATATAAAACAGTCTATGATTTTCATTATATAATATAAAAATAAGATACGTCTTTATATGCGTAAAAGGAGTACATAATTAATAAAAAAGTGTAAATTATTAAAAGTTTATAAAAATTATAGAAAAATAAAATTATGTACTCTTTTTATTAAATAGTAGTAATAATGAAAAGTGCTTCTAAGGTATCTCCTAAAAAAGAATCGCGGTCTCTAAATATAAGTAGTAATAGGTCTTCGTCTGGTAAAAATGCAAAAATTAGAATTATACAAGCAAGTATAAAAAGAAAGCTTTTGTTGAATAGAACATCCTTATTAAGCGATAAAGTGTTTTTACCAGACTTATTACTGCACGATGATAAATACGGCAATGTTAGTAAGGTGCAAAAATTTCTAAAAAGCACTCTTCTTATAAATCGTTTTACATTAGATATGCGTAATTACTATTACAATTATATGTTGAAAAAATTACAAAATATAAAACATAATGAATGTTTGGAAGAAAAAAAATATGATGATAATGATGGATTTACAATAAGAAATATTATCAATTTAGAGAAAAAAATAGGCACCGATAGTTTTAATGGGAGTATTTATAAAACAGCAATACGAAATGTTCTTGGAACTTTTCCAATCGCAACAAAATTAATGGAAAATAATAATGAGAATAATACTGAAATTAGATTAATGGAATATATAACTGAAAATTTAATAGTAGCAAAGAAATCAAAGCATTTTTTATTAACATATAAAACATGTGTATGTGATATTGTTGATTATCCAAAGGAGAGAAAACTTATTTCAATTAACGAGATAGCAAACGGTGATTTAAATAGTTTAATAGATCACCCTAAAAATGCTAGGAATAGAGAATTGCTATTTAATATAATGTTTCAATGTTTTATATCCGTTGGTACATTTCATAATAGTGTAAATAATGTTCACCAAGATATACATGCGGGTAATTTTTTATGGCACACAAATAATGAAAAAGGCTATTATCATTATATTTTTAATGGCAAACATTTTTATCTTAAATCGTGTAAATATAATGTTATGTTATATGATTTCGGCTATGCAAATGTAATTAGGTCAAAAAAAAGTATATTAAAAATATTGGCCGATTATACAGAAATAATTACATCCTTTTTAAAAAATGAATTTGAAGACGAAAGCGAAACAATTGCCCCTCCAACTGACGAAATCATAGCCGAATTATATGGGTTAATTGACGTATTGATGGTTGAATATAAAATTATTTCTAACAAATATGCCGCTACTTCATCCTCCCCTGAATCTAAATCTAAATCATATCAACAAATTTATTTTGATTATATTTTAAATAATATTTTGATACCATATTCAAGTAATAATTTGTTATTAACAGATAAACCTGATAAGGTTATAAATAAAACACCTTATTACATAGATATCTAAAAAAGGAGTGAAATGAGTACATAATTAATAAAATCTTTACAATTTATAAAAGTTTATAAAAATCATAGAAAAATAAAATTATGTACTCTTTTTCATTTCTATTTTAATATATAAATAAATAATATGCTATAATAATATGACTCCCTTAAAATACTATACTGTATTACCATATCAATATATACCCGTATATGCTAATTGTAACTATTTATCAGACTACTTATATAATATAACTAAAAATTACATCTATCTCTCTCAATAATTTCACCAGGCTGTGGTATATAATTATTATTGCTTTTATCCATATCTTCTGGTATATTTTCTTCTAATAATTTTTTGTATAATAAATTTTCTATTTCACTATTCATATAATCATCACTGAGTTCAAAAGTATTTTCTTGGCTTGTTTTAACATCACTGTAAGCTGTGCCATACTTCATAGGTACATATTGGTTGAAATCATTTTTATTCATTATATCATATGCACGATACGGGTGTAATACAATTTTATCTTCTGCTATAACACCGATTACCTTTACCATAATTATATTAACAGTAAATCCATTTGATACTGCTACTACTTTAACATGTTTTCCTTGAAACTTTCCCGAACGATATAATATCATATCAATATCAAACATTAAATAATTGCTTTTTTTGATATTGGTTCTATATCTTAACATAATATCATGTACAACTTGAATTTCTCTTTTTTCATCATATCCTGGTAAATCCATTATACCATCCTCATTTAATGAAGTTGTTATAATTTCTAGTATTTTATTGTAATGGAATACTAGTTTACTTTTGATAATTTCGTCATCTAATGTTTTCGGATTAATCCAGTTAGTCCATTCATTTCCTTCAACCGCTATTATTATCTCTTCGCAATTATTTTTAAATAATTTCTTCAATTTTTCCGCATATGTTTTGTTATCAAACTCGTAATAATAAACATTTTGTGCCTCGGGTTTAATATCAATATCATACGGAATACTTGAATTAATAATATGTCTATTCCATGGTAATTCACCAGTATTATTATACATAATTCTAGCATTAGAAGGCTTATATTTAAACAAATTATTATACCGAATGGTGGATTCGTTCATATTAAAATTTTCAACAGTTTTATTACTATTTATATATTTTTGAATTACAATAAAATACATTATAATTACTATTATAATTGATATCAAATTAAATGAATATGTTATGTAATTATTATTCATAATTATTATATGACTCTCTATAATTTAATAAGGAAATTATTGTGTTTAATTCATTTTTATTTCTATCGCTAAAATCATTTTCAAAAACATAATCGGTATTACCATTATTATCTTCAATATTTGCACAACAATCATAACTTGTTGTATCGCTACAATTATAACAAAGAGGTCTATTTACATCAGTATCAATATATTTCTTGAAACCTACGCGTTTAACACCTACAGGTAATTCGCAAAAACCATCATTACAACCTCCCCTATCATTTGGATAATTTTTATTAGCTTTATAATAAGGACATTCTTCATTTTGAGAACATTTTTTATCCCATTTGCTATAATAATCTTTAATACTACCATCATATTTATAAAAAGAATCACATTCAAATTTATTTGTTACTTTATCATTTCCATAACAGCCATAATTACCAACATTATTGGCTTTATCATAATTCTTATCGACGGCTTCTAGATAATCATCGGGCATTTTAAGTCGTGTAATGAAATTTTCAACAGATTTTACAATATCCAGTGACATGGCTGGTATCAAAGTTTTTTTATTACTTAAATATACTTCGTATTTGCGGTCATTTGGATTTTTATTAAAGAGTTCTCTGATATTCCCATAATATTCATTGATAAAAGGATAAAATGGTTTAATCCTATGTATATCAACATCGTCAAAACCATTTATAAAATATTTTTGCTCTTTTAGAAAACTCATATAATTACTATCAATTACGACATAAGTAAATAAATAATCAAACTTTACAGAGCCGCTTTTTAAATCGTCTGTACTAAGTTTAATTAACGTTATTTTAGATATATCTTGCCTATATGCTTTAAGAAAAGCTTGGATAAATAGATAATCGGTCATAGAAACATATGCCAATGCTTTTTTTCTCATATCCCATATACATTTAGATATGCCCAATCTTATAGTGCTTAAACATACGAATATACCCGGTTTATATTTTTCAGATTCAACCTTATTATTTAAAACATAGTAATTTATATATGGGTCTATAATTACGGTTAATTGTTTATTGATACCGATAATATTACCGTTAATTTTGTTAGTTAATTTAATATTATCAATTAAATCAGCCATACTATTAGTTGAAACTAATAAGGAAGTTGCCACGTTTAGTTGATTGTCACTTATCAAAGCATTTCCGGTGTTAAAATACTCTTTATTGCATTGGATATTTAGCAATATTACTATTAAAATAATAACTAGGAATAATAATATATTCAAATTCATTTTTTTCTTTCCTTATTAAAATAATAGATAAAGAATGTTTTCTAGAAGAATTATAACACTTGTGATATATTTAATAATAGTTGCTATAATATTTATAACACAACCGTATATTATGTTCGATGGTGATGGTAATATGAAACATTTTGGTTATAAAATAGATAATGAAACTACTATAATACCTGTCATGTTACTTTTACCATTGCTTGCACTTGTTTTATATTTAACAGTATTAATGATAGAGCTAATATATATATGAACAAATTAATAGACGGTTTTTGTGGTAATCATAAAACATATAAAGAAATATTATTATGGTTACAAAATTTTAATTATGATAAAAGGATATCTGCCGAAAGCTGCGTAATAGTGTCGGGAACAACTTGTATAGGTAAAACATTTACAATTAATGCTATTTGCAATTATTTAAATTATGATATAACAACAATAGATAATAATA